CTGGGATTAGTATTATGTGGATTATTCAACTTATCTCTCTGGTGGATAATAATCTTGGGTCTTGGATTCTTCTATATCTGGTATGGTATAGAATATCTTATAATCCTATGCTTTGCTAAATGGGACAAACAGAATGAGAGATATCATGATGTAAGTTTCGAGGAAGAAGCTCATAACAATGATGGGTATTGGGACTACCTTGAAGACCGTAAACCATTTGCATGGATTAAGTACATCAAATTGAGAAGTTATAAGAAATGAGAAAGTTAAGGGTATTGGGAGTGTGCGCTGGACAGGGTGCACTCCTGTTCCCTTTTAGGGAAAATTTGCTAGGGAATATAGAAATAAGAGGAGTATTCCATACTCCAGGTGAAGAACAATGGAAGTTGAATTTCGGTGATATACCATTTTATAAAGGGTTCTGTTTACAAGAGTTCGATAAGAAAATCGATATAATTATTTCATCTCCAGACTGTGGTGCATCTTCGGTAATGAGGTTATCTAAAGTAAAGGAATTAGGTAATCCCAAAGATAACCGAAGTTTAAATCTAGTAATTGCAGCAATATTAGAGTATAAACCCAAGATATTTCTTATAGAAAATCTGCCTCGTTTACTATCTTTGCTTCCTAAAGATTTCTTTGAGGAAACATTTAAGGACTATAAATTAGTTTTTCACGAAAGGTCAGTTTCCGACTATGGAAACTCCCAAACCTCAAGGAAACGTTTAGTTATCATTGGAGTACATAAAAAGACCGGTAAGAAATACTTGAATGCTTTTAATGAAGTATTCCAAGTAAATACTCCAACAATTACTAGAAATCTATTAAAACCACTAACATTCTCTCAGGAAAATAATACTAATCAAATTCCGTTTATGAGTAAAACTCTGGCAATGTATGATTACCGAAAGCTTCCTGAAAAGAAGAACCTTACTGTTGCAAAGATACATCGACTTTGGGTTAGAGATTTCAGAGATGAAAAGAAGTGGCCAATCAAAACTGCCAAGATGAGTACTCTACCGGGAGTATATCGATTGGAGTATGATAAACCACCACTAACTCTTAGACCTGCAGATAGGCAATTCAGACCTGATGGTTATCCTTTGGGGATTGAGGATTTCAAGGCAATCATGGGATTCCCAAAGAAATTCAAAATTTACCTTCACAAAACTCTAGGTACCTTTGAAGGTGATTTTAAGGATTACCATTACTGGCTTAACAAGGCAAGATACACAATTGCCAAAGGTTCGGTTTATGAGGTAGGATTATGGTTCAAGGATTGCCTAAAAAAGGTACCTTAATCTCAACGTTTGTATAAGCTTTAGCTTATATACGCATGCGCGTAATAAGAGTATATACATAGTATATATACTCTTATTTATATGTACGATATGCTATATGACTGTATATGTTATACTGTAATAGGAATAGGATATTATCTCACTTCGTTCGATAAAGGTAATCGCTTAGCGATTACCGAATAGATAGTATCATTAGCGCGTATAAACTTTCCTAAAAATTTTGAACCATGATGAAGAATTTAAAGAATGCCTTGTTTATTGTACTTCTAGGATTTACTATTTACCTTTGCTTCAGGAATTACAAACTTTCTCGAGAAGTTAATTCACTGGAACAAGCGGTCAATGAAATCCCAGATACAGTTTACAAAGACAAACCATTCAAACCAGAGAAGAAGTACTCTGAAGGAAATGAACCAGATAGAATCTTAGTTTACGACAATAGGCAGTCAACTCTCTTTCCTGATTCCATGCTAAGGCAGCCAGTTATCAGTAAACAAGATTCACTGGTTCAGATTGTATTGAAGAAGAATCAGTTGAACTTAAGTCTACTCAATCAACAGACTGGAACTTATTCAACTAGACTGTTCAATATCAATCTGGATAAGTACAAATATAACTGGTATGAAGGTCAATTAACTCGGAAGAAAGTTGCAAGGTTATCACTTAACCCTTACGTTTATGGTAAGTATAGACCTTTCAATAATCTCTTCGATATAGGAGCTGGTCTTTCAATCAAGACTAAGAGATTTAATTACAAACTCGGAGTCAATGCCTTTTACTATCCGAAGATAAAATCGGGAATTGGTACTGACATCGAATTTCAAATAACGTATAATTTTTAAGTATGGCAAAGACTATCTCAGAAACTAGAACTACTTTAACTCGGGAAGAGTTATCAAACTTATCCAGAGTTTCAGTAGATGTTTTTTATTTCAGTCTTTTCTGTAATGTGATACACCCAGTAAGGGGAAAGGTAAGATTCGAGTTATACCCATTTCAAAAATCGGTTCTGTATAACTTTATTGCCCAACGATTCAACATCATTTTGAAATTTCGTCAAGCAGGTATTACAGAGTTGATTTCCATGTACTGCCTTTGGTTGGCAATGTATCATCCCAACAAGAAGATAAACATTATCTCAATCAAAGATACAACGGCAAAGAAGGTTCTTAAAAAGATTAAGTTCATGTATAAGAATCTTCCATGGTACCTTCAAACTCCCATTATAAACGGTAGAGCTGGTGAATACGGTTCTGCATCAATGATAGAATTTGATAATGGGTCTTTTATCGAATCAATTCCGACATCGTCTGAAGCCGGTCGTTCGGAATCCCTTTCCCTTTTGGTAATTGACGAGGCAGCAGTAGTAAGATGGGCTGCTCAAATTTGGGCTGCTGCTTTTCCTACTCTTTCCACTGGTGGAGCTGCCATCGTTAATTCCACTCCTTATGGAGTTGGTAACTTCTATCACTCAACCTGGGTAGATGCAATCGCTGGAGGTAATCCATTCAACCCAATTCGATTATACTGGCAGATGCACCCAGAACGAGATATTAATTGGTATAACCAAATGTCCTCTGCTCTGGGTACAAAACGAACAGCACAAGAAATAGATGGTGACTTCTTATCATCTGGAAATACAGTCTTCGATTTAGCTGATATTAAGGCTATCGAAGACTGCCTTAGTGATTATCCGGTTATTAAGAAGAGGTTTAATGGTCAATACAGACAATTCTGTGAACCAGAACCAGACAAAGAATATTTCATTGGTGCTGACGTTGCAACTGGTAGGTCTTCTGACTACTCATCATTTACAGTTATGGATAAGCCAGGAGAAGAACAAGCAGTATATAAGGGAAGAATGGCAGTAGGTGCTTATGCTAAATTACTCGGTGATACCGGTATGTTATTTAACCAAGCAACCATTGCTCCGGAATCAAATGATGTTGGTTTAGCAGTAACATCTAAACTTCAAGATGAAGGTTATCCAAAACTATACTACTACCAAAAAATGCTCAAGAAAAAAGGTAAGAGTAGACCTGAAATGGATAAATCTCCAGGTTGGTTAACCACACAAAAGAATCGTTCAGTGATAATAGAAAATTTGGAAGAGGATATCAGAAATGATGAAGTAATCATCAAGGACCCATTCTTTGTTCAAGAAGCTTATACTTTCATCTATGATGGTTTAGGTAGACCGGTTGCAATGGGTAAGCATAGGGCTAATAACTCTACAGTAGATGTAGACCTTGAAGGAGACGTATATGCAGATGATGATATCTTTGGAAAAGCAATATGTAATCACATAAGGAAAGGAAAAACTAACGTAATCGTACAACCAAGATGAAAAAGTACTTCAATTTTAATTGGGGTTGGGGCCGTAAGAAGGACCCACCTCAGAGTAGTACATCCTCTAATAAAGAGGAAAAGCCTGCTACACCAATCTCACCTGGTAGGGTTTCAGTTGACGATGATAGCGATAACTTAATTACATCATTAAAAGGGTTAACTAAATTAGTTGAACCCTCTTTTCGTGTTGATGTAATCCCATTAATCCGAGATTTATATAAGGTAAATCCTGATATGGGCATTGCATTACAAGATATGTTTAAGTTAGCTAACACCTGTCATACTGTAACTTTCCCAAATAATACAGATGCCGAAGCTGCTAAGATGAGGGACCATCTTAAAACAGCAACCAAGAAATGGACCAGATATACTGCTGGTATAGATGGCCTGGTTAACAAGATGATTGTTCAACTTCTGGTAAGTGGAGCAATATCCGTAGAGGGAGTTCCCAATGATAAGCTTGATGGTTTAGCTACTGTATTATTCCTTAAGCCTGAGTATATCAAGTTTAAAAGAGAATTAAATGGGGTATATTCTCCTTACCAAAAGAACAATAATTTCTGGATGAAGCAAGGAGATTACATTAAGCTTAACCCAGAAACTTATTTCTATGTTGGTATGTTTAATGATACTGATGAACCTTATGGAGTTCCCCCCTTTATGCCTGCTTTAGATTCTCTCAAGGGTCAGAATGATATGAAGGTTAACTTCAAACATATCATGGAAATTTGTGGTATGGTTGGTTTCCTTGAAGCTAAGATGCAAAAATCTCCTCAAAGGTCTAATGAGAATATCAAGGCTTATGAATCAAGATTATACCGAGAACTAAACCTTCTTAAACGTAATGTTAAGGATGGTATGAAGGATGGAGTTGTAACTGGTTACATTGATGACCATGAGTTTAAACTTAATTCTACCACTAAGGAACTCGGTAATATCGAAAAACCCTGGAACATGAATCAACAATCCGTAGCTAATGGCTTGGGTGTTAATGGTTCTATTATTGGGGTATCTGCTACTACTGGTGAAGGTGCAACGGGTATAATGTTGTCTAAGATGATTAGCCAGTTAAAAAATATCCAAATGCTTGTAGCTTATGTATTGGACCGACTTTATTCTCTAGAACTGCGTCTGGCAGGCTTTAATAATAAGGGAATGAAGATTGATTGGGGAACTTCTACAGTTTCTGATGAAGTTAAAATCCAACAAGGTCTTCAGTATAAGATACAGAACCTTGATTTATTGTATAAGGCTGGTATCATTAGCCAAGAGCAATATGCTTGGGCAATGGGTTATGATTCACCAGATGAGGATGAACCAAGAGTTTCACTTGAGGACCAATTTGCTAAAGGTGGTAATACAGATCCTCAAGAGGGTACTAAGAAGAAGCAAAGGCAGAATGATAAAAACCAATCTGCCCGTAGGTCAAGAGATAAAGCAAATCCGTCTCCTTCTAGAGGGGACCAAAATACTAAAGCAAGATGAGTAAATTTACAAGGAAAAACAAAGAGCATCTTGATTCTATGGTGATAGGTCAAGGCCATACCATCATGGCTGGGTATATCCCAGAAGCAGTAGGAGCCCAGACTTTTTCAGAGAATTATTATAAATGGAAGAATCCCACACCGGACACCATTGCTCAATTCGGATTTTGGGGAGGGGATATAGATTATAATACCTATTATCCTAACCTTGATAAATCAGAATTAACTCCCAAAGATGAGGAATTTATAGAACCAATGTTTAGATTACTTTCGGAAACGATTGTGTCTAAGAATTGGAATCCTACAGATTTCGGTCATAATGGAGTACTTAAGGCTTCTATGAAAATGTTACTTGGGCAAACCGTAAATTGCGACCATGAAACAAACATTGGTAATGCTATCGGAGCTGTATCACAAGTAATGTGGCAAGATGCCTATAAGGATGGAAGCTTCACTATACCTGCAGGTATCAATGGTATTCTGAAGATTGATGGTAAAGCTAACCCAAGAATTGCTAGAGGCATTCTTATGGAACCTCCTTCAATTCACAGTAACTCAGTTACCGTACAATTCAAATGGGATAAATCACATCCCGGAATGGAGGATGGGGAATTTTATCAAAAACTGGGTACGTATGATTCCAAGGGTGAGATGGTACGAAGAGTTGTTACTGAAGTAGTTCGTTATATGGAAACATCTTTGGTATCTCATGGTGCTGACTCCTTTGCTCAAAAGATTGGTTCTGATGGTAAAATTATCAATCCTACTTTTGCCAAAAGGACCTGGTCATCCTATGAGGAATATAGAGATGATAAATCGAAGCAATACTTCTTTACTGATTATAAATCTGACTTATCATCATTTCAAGAAAAGGACGATACTCAGGATTCTTTTAATGATAATGATGCCAAGGATAATCATTCAAACGAAAATAATATGAACGAATTAGAAAAATTTCTAGAAAGCCTTTTCGGGGATAATATGCTTACCCTGGAAGAAGGAAAAGAAATGAATCAGGAAAATGTCATCTCCTGTATTCAAAATTTGGTATCATCCAAAAATGCTTTGCAAACTTCAGTTGATAACCTTACTACAGAGAAAAATTCTCTTACGGAACAGGTTACTAACTTGAATGCCGAAGTAGCTAATCTGAAAGAAATGGCAACAGTAGGAAAGAATCATATTGCTTCTCTCCGTGAAAATGCCACAGAAACCTACAAAAAGCTGATGGGTGAAAATGCAGATGAAACCATTGTTACAATGCTCAATGCAGAAACAACCGGTATTACTACTCTTATCTCCTTGACAAAGGATTACCAAGCTCGCTTGGAAGAGAAGTTCCCTCTCACTTGTTCTAAATGTGGTTCCAAGGACGTTAATCGTGCTTCTTCCATTCAGGAAGATGATACTGAAGGTAAGAATGGAACTCAGGACACTACTCAGAACCAAGAACCTTCTTCAACTAACAATGTACTCGAAAGCTTGTACAAGAAGAAAATCAAATAAGTTATCATTATATAAAGATCCTCATTATGGAAACAACAAAAATCGTAAACAATCCTCAGCAAATGACTCTCTTTGGGGAAAGAACTCCAAGAGCGGTGATTTACAAGAGTGAATCACACAAATTGCATCAGGCTTTTAATGTAAAAGCAGGTGTAAAGATTGTACAGGGCATGCCAGTTGCTTTGGGTACCGACGGTTTAATTGAACCGTTTATCCCTGGTGGTGTTGGTAGCCAAGTATATCTGGGTATAGCAGTAACGGATAACATCAATCCGGCGTACCAACCTCAACGTAATTTTCCCGTAGAAGTAACCGTAGCAGTTCAAGGTTATATGATTTTGAACTGGGTTGCAAAAGAAGCTCTTGATTGCGGTTATATTAACCCAACCGAAAATCTTTTGCATGACCGTTTCGTTATTGCAGAAGCTTCTACAGACGAATCTCAGTTCATTGCCATCACTCCTGCAGATGAGGCAAACGATGTGATTCAAGTACTCATCCGTTAAACCAAAGAAAAATTATGGGACAAATTGATATTACAAAATTGAAAGCTCAGGACTTTATGAAAGAGCTTCCGGAAATGGTAAGAAGCTTGGAAGCTGTACGTTCCGGTTCACAGGACAAGAAGCCTGTAGAGATAACATTGGAAGAATTAATCACAGGTAAATGGGGTATTACTCAAGATGAACTGTTTGAAAAGGTTGGTATTAATCCGAAAGTTGATACCATGCAGAATATCTTCACTATGCCTCAGCAAGACGTTCGTTGGATTGTTCCGGAAATCATCCGTGCTGCTATCACATTGGGTATGCGTCAGGCTCCGTTCTATCCGAACATCATTGCATCCGACCAATCTATCAACGGTTTGCAAGCAATCATGCCGATGGTTAACATGTCTGATGCAGCTCCTGCAAAGATTAACGAGGCAGAAACTATCCCGTTGGGGGATGTTAGCTTCGGACAAAAATCAGTTAGCCTCTTCAAAATCGGAAAAGGTTTCAAACTTACTGATGAAGTTCGTAACTATGTTTCACTCGATGTCTTGGGAATCTACCTTCGTGACTTTGGTGTTCAGTTGGGTTATGCTCTTGATACTCTGGCTATGGACGTGGCTATCAATGGTAACAACCCTGATGGCTCTGAGTCTGCACCGGTAATTGGTGTATATGAAACAGCCAACGGTATCACTTATAAAGACCTTTTGCATATTTGGGTACGTGCTGCTCGTATGGGCCGTAACTTCCAAACTATGATTGGTGGTGAAGACCAGGCAATCGAAATGCTGAATTTACCGGAATTCAAAGACCGTCACTCGGGTACTACTGAAGCTACACTGAATGTGAAGTCTCCTGTACCTAAGAATGCTGACTTCTACATCCATCCGGGTACACCTGACCAACAGTTGCTGTTGATTGATACATCGGCTGCCTTGATTAAACTTACTGCTCGTCAGTTAATGTTGGAATCAGAGAGAATCGTTTCCAACCAAACTCAGGCAATCTATGCAAGTTTGACTACTGGCTTCTCTAAGATGTATCAAGATGCTACTCTGTTGTTGGCTGCAGATAAGAAGTTCTCAGAATTCGGATTCCCCGAATTTATGAACGTAGATCCTTATCTGATGGTTAACCTCGAATAAGGTAGTCCCGGTTTCATCTATATAAATTCCCAGGGAGGGTAGGTAATTTAAAAACCTATCCTCTCTTTAATCATTTTTAAATCTTAGGAAATATGGCTAAAGAAAAATATATCGTAACTGTGGGACCAAGAGCTTACAGTTTTCATGACCAATCAACGGGTATTACCGTTTGTAAAGGGGAGGATAAGGAACTCTCTCGTCGTCAATATCGTACACAGAAAATCCAAAAAGCAATTGCTGCCGGTCATTTGATTATCGTTGCAGATAAATCGGATATCGAAAAATATTCCGAATCTGACATCGAAAAGTTGGACAAGAGATTGAATGCTCAGTTTAAGAAGGGCATGACCTTGGAAAAACTTTCTAAGGGTTACTCTCTTGAAGAACTGAAGTTGGTGGCAAACTTACACGAAATCGTTGCAGAGAAAAACGACACGGTAGAAACTCTTCTTCAGGCTTTGCTGGAAGAATTTGAATCCTCTTCTAAAGGGTAGTCTATGAAAATTACATAAGACAGACTAATATGAAAGATAATCTAGACTTTTTGTACGTTACGTCAGGTCTGGAAGTTTCATTCAGAGTCATATCCAAAGTCCCGGCCAAATCTATTTTTGACTGGGACTTTGGCGATGATAAGGGAGAGGTTTTCAATGGTGGAAGACATGTTTCCTATTCTTATGAAACTCCCGGTTTCTATACCGTCACCTTACACGTAACTAACTCTGATGGTTTAGACCTCACCGTAGATAGGACTCTGGTAGTTTGTGATTATGGGCATACGGCATTAGCCGATTCAATATATAACTTAATCGATTACTATATCCCATCAGAAATATCAGATGGGATGACCAGGGATGAGAAATCTATCTATATCACTAAGTGGCAATATTATATTGGACCTCTAGTAAACCATACAATTGCTCCCGATAAGTATACGGATGAATTATGGTATGAAGCACTAGAAAACCAATTAATTATGGAATTGGCAGCATGGGATTTTCTTAATGTGAAGATACTTAATCTTTTAACAAGTACTTCTGAATATTTAAGTCAACTCACTTCTACCAAAGAGCAAACTGGTGATGGTACTTCTAAACCCGAACTTGCCCGAGGTGATAGAATCAAACAAATCACTACAGGGCCTACTGAAGTTCAGTATTATGACACCTTAGCAGAATCTGCAAGTTCATTATGGAAAACTCTTTCCCAAGCAATGCAACCTGGTGGATTAATCGATGAGTTGAGAAAAAACCTTTGTATGTTAGCTTCACGATTGGAAATCTATCTACCATTCTGTGATGAAGTAGTTCGGAATATAGTTCCCAGAGTAGTTAACAAAAGACAACCTGGGGTATTAGATGGACCTAATCCAAGCTCTCCTGTAAAAGGCGGAAATAAATCAATCCTACATAAGCTATGACAAAAGATCACTGGAGAATGGTTAAAAACCGTTCATGGGATAGGTATAAAAAGATTATTACCGATTTCTTGGATTGGGATGCGGGAAGACAAACTATAACCTGGGCTAAACATGTTAATCAATTACTTAGCCATGCAGAGGATAGTATTCCCAAATATTATGATATCCCTATTGAGGCTTTATGTTACTACAATGCTTTCAGAAACTGGCCTATTAATAAGGCTACGATTACTGGAGAATTGGATGATGAAAACTTATCAATACTAATTTCTAAATCCTATATAGAGAAGATTGGTTATCTTACACCGGAAGGTTATTGGGATTTTAATTGGGAACAAGATAGGTTTGTAATCAATGGTATAACCTATAAACCTTCTGGTGATACTCAAACTGCTCAAGCTAAGGATGAGGCTTTAGTTTTCATGGTTATCCTAAAAAGAGACCGTGATACGAATGTAGAATTTGTAGAAAAAGAATAAGTATGGCAAAGATGTTAGTACTGAGGTGGACACCAATTACTACCAAAAGCGGAATTTGGTTTGATAGTAATTTGGTTATCCTTAACGGTACCTCTGGAGTTCATATTGAAATGAAGGGTAATGGCAATGATGTAACGGCATTTCAATCGATGACCGGAAACAAATTTGTCACTTGTTTTCAAGATTACTTCGGAGATATTTGGGATAAAATAATACCTCATCCTGGTATAGGCCAGGTAATAAAATTCCGTGTAAATAGACTCCCGGATTATGCTTGCATAAGGGGAGATATTGAAGATGGTGGAGATGTAGACCCAGAAAATCCAGATGTACCAATGAATGCCTTCTGTGGTTCAGAAGGGGAACCATTCAGGGATATAGATTCAGAATTTTTACTGGGTCGTCAACGTGCAGTAATTAATCCTTAAATTTTATAAATATGTATGTAAGTAAATATTACACCTGCGAAGAAATTGACCAGCGGTTGTTACAAGGTTATTATGATGACTTTGTTCGTGCTGGCTTTGGAGGAACTATTAATGAGTTCTGGGCCTTCGTACTTTCTATCAAGGATAAGGTAGATAAGAAGGAGGGTTATGACTTATCTAAAAATGACTTTACCGATGAGCTTAAGGCTAAATTGGATGGCATTGAAGAAAAAGCAAACTACATTACTAAGGTATCTCAGCTTGAAAATGACTTGAAGTTTCAAACTGACGAAGATGTTAAAAAAGCCATTAGCGATTTGGTTGATGGTGCAGATGATGCCTTAGACACTCTTAAGGAATTGGCAGAAGCATTGGGTAATGACCCCAACTTTGCTACTACCATTACCAATAAATTAACCGAACTTCGCACAGCTTTATCCGAAGAGGTAAACCGTGCTAAGGAGGCAGAAGCTGCTTTAGGTGCAGCAGTAGCAGCAGTTCAAGACAATCTTGAATATGCAGTAGAACAGCTTATCAATAAGATTGATACTACTAAGGCAGATTTAAAAGCAGATATCGACCGTGTAGAGAAGAAGGCTGATAAGAATGCCGAAGATATCAAAGACCTCAATGATAAGATAACCGAGAAGAATGATGAACTTGAGAATGAACTCAAGGGACTTATTCAAAAGGAGAAAGATGAACGTATTGCTGCTGACAATGAGATTAAGGAAAGTGTAAATGAACTTAAGACTCTTCATATTAATGATAAGGCAGCATTGGAATCGAAGATTGCAGAAGAAGTATCTAATCGTACCAATGCAGACACAGTACTTGATTCCAAGATTAATGAGGAAATTACCAGTCGGCAATCCGATACTCAATCACTTCAAAGTAAGATTGACCAGGAAAAGGTAGACCGTCATTCAGAGGACCAAGTCCTTCATAATGAGATTTCTAAAGAGGTAGCAGACCGTACAAATGCAGATAATCTTCTTCAAGGCAACATTGATAAAGAAGCACAAGCTCGTACTTCAGCTGACCAGGTGTTACAAAATAACATTGATTCAGAAGCTACTACCAGAGCTGCCCAAGATTTAGTACTTGACCATAAAATTGAGGATGTAAAATTACAAGGACAAGCAGATAAAGCACAATTACTCGAGGCTATTGCTGCCGAGGCTACTGCTCGTGAAAATGCGGATATCGACCTTGATAATCAGAAGGTAGATAAACGAGAAGGTTATTCATTAACCAAGAATGACTTCACTGATATACTCAAAGCTAAGTTGGACGGTATTGAAGAGAAGGCAAATTACATTACCCATCTTTCCCAGCTAATCAATGATTCAGGTTTCCAAACTGAAGAGGAAGTTGAGGCAGCAATTCAAAAGATTGTAGGCTCTGCCCCAGAAGTACTTGATACTCTTAAGGAAATTGCCGATGCTTTAGGCAATGACCCTAATTTTGCTACTACCATTACCAAGAAACTTGCTGCAATAACCGAACAGGTTAATAAGGAAACTGAAGACCGTATTGCTGGTGATGAGGCAAACAGTGCAGAGGTAGCTACTGAGGTTCAAGCTCGTAAAGATGCAGATGCTGCCCTTGAAGCTAAACTAAAAGAATACGTTGATAACAAGTCTGCTACTGGTGATGCCGCTATTGGGGTTGTAAGGGATAACCTTAATAAGGAAATCCAGGATAGAAAGGATGCTGATGCTGCTATCAAGGCTTCTTTAGATAAAGAAATTGCCGATAGAAAGACTGCCGATGATGCTTATAATGTTAGTTTGACTAATGTTAACAAACGTATCTCCGAATTGGCTTTGAGCATTCAGGATTCTATCAATACTTTGCGTAATGAACTTACGGCTCAGGTAAATGCAAATACAACTGCAATAGCCACGAATGAACACAATATCGAAAGAAACTCTGAGGCAATCACAAACTTAACTAAGACTGTAGGTGATAACTACAAGGAAGTTAAGGATATGATTAATGAGGAGATTGTAGACCGTACCAATGCAGACAGTTCATTGAGTTCTCGTATCGATACACTAAATATCGACCTTAATACAGAAAGAGTAGAAAGAACTGCAGCAGACCAGGTTCTTCAGGTAAATCTTGATAAAGAAGTAGCAGACCGTACTGCTGCTGATAAATCCTTGAGTACTGAATTTACTGCTAAGTTGGATAATACCAAACAAGCTTTGGAATCTGAGGTAGATAAACTTAACCTTAAGCTTGACCAAGAGAAGTCAGATAGAATTGCTGGAGATACTGCTTTGGGGGCTCGTATTGATTCTCTAGAGGCAGGTAATTCTTCTGCTATGGATGAACTTAAAGCAAAGGTAAGTGCTAATACTACCGCTATCAATACGGAGAAAGACCGAGCTATTGCAAAAGAGACTTCACTTGAGGCAAAGATTGATGTTAATCTTCAGAATCACAAAGATGATATGGCTGGTATTAACCAGAGTATCCTTACTGAAAGAAATGCCAGATTAGCCGGTGATACAGAATTGCAGAATAACATTGATAAGGAGGCTACTGAAAGAGCAAATCAAGATACCCTTATTAATAATGCTTTACTTCAAGAGAAGTCTGACCGTATAGCTGCAAATGCTGCCCTTGATACTAAGAAGGTAGATAAGGTAGATGGTAAAGTACTTTCTTCAAATGACTTTACAGATATCTTATTTGCTAAGCTGAATGACATTGAGGACCATGCTAATTACATCACAAAGGTATCAGAGTTACTCAATGATTCTGGATTCCAAACTGAAGAGGAGGTAGAAGCGGCTATTCAAAAGATTATTGGTTCTGCTCCCGAGGTTCTTGATACATTGGCAGAGATTGCTAAGGCTCTTGGGGATGACCCCAACTTCGCAGCAACTATGACTGCTAAGCTTACGGAATTGGAGAATAAGCTTACTGCCGAAAAGAATCTTCGTGAACAAGGTGATAGTACTTTACAACAGTCTTTCACTAACTTAAGCACTACACTTACCACAACGGTAAACGATTTGAGAACTTTTGTAAGTGAAACTCGTACAGAGTTATTAACTTCTTTGAATGCAACCAATGCTCTGGTAACTCAGAATACTGCCAATATCCAACGTAACTTGGAATTAATACAAGGTATTCAAGATAATATAAATGGTAATTATACTGCTATCACCGATATTCTGAATAATGAGATAGCTGCTCGTAAAGCAGAAGATATCCGATTGGAGGCAAAGATTGACCAAAATACTTCTGACCTTAACACGGAAACAGAAGAGAGAAAAGCTGCTGATAAAGTTCTTCAAGATAACATTGATACAGAGGAAGCTGCTCGTATTGCAGCCGATACAGCATTAGGTAAACGTATCGATAAAGAAATCACGGACCGTATTGCTGCTGATACTGCCCTTGATACTAAGTTTACTGCTATTACCGATGACCATGAGGAAAGACTAGTAGCTGAAGAGGGCACTTCTGATGCTTTACCAGATACTATGGTTACTGATGTAAGTACAGTGAGTAGAACTGCTACTCAATTATCATTTAGGGTAAAGACTTCAACTAAGGATAAGTCAAATAACCAATATGGTGAAGAGGTAGAAGCTACTAAGAACATCCTTCAGGCAACTCAGACTCTTGCCGGAGTTATGTCAGCTACTGATAAAGTAAAGCTTGATGGTTTAGACCCAAATGCTTTAACTGATATCTCTGCAGCTTCAGATGCTAATAAGGTAACTGTAACCATAACTAAAGATAATGGTTTAAATGCAGATACTACCGAAACTTTCGACTTGCCACAGGTATCTTCTACTAAGGCTGGTACTATGACTGCTAAAGATAAAGTAGAGTTAGATAGAATTACTACTGCTAACTTTGCTCTTGGTGCAGTAACTCCAAATGAGACTTCGGTAGGAATTGCTGCTACTAAAACTGTAATCGAAGATGGTACAGTAGAACAGAATCCTATTACTTTACCAGCTTCTACCGGTGAGAAAGCTGGTGTACAAACAGCAGCCGATAAGAAATTGTTTGATTCTATACCTGCTGATTTAATTACTTGGATAGATGAGTCTGCAACTGCAGAGAAGGTAACTATTCTTGGACAAGTTCATAGTATAGTAGATGGAGAATATACCTTAGTAAACTCAGTAGAAAAAGATATAGTTGCAGCATCACAAACTGTAGCCGGTGTAATGACTGCAGCTGATA